GCTTGTTCACATCCTTCAGGTTACTCTGGGTATCCCGGATTTCCTTGTTCACGCCTTTCAGGGCATTGGAGAGCTTGGTCGTATCGCCGTCCAGCTCGATTGTGATTCCTTTAATGCGATCTGCCATGTGCTCTCACCTCCTGAAAAATGGCATGAAAAAAGCACTGGCCACTTATGGTCAGTGCTTATATCCGATTAATGTTTCTAAAATTGTAAGCAGGTATTATAGTTTATTACTCTCCGAGCTTACCGAGGTCGTTAAATATCTTTGCTACTGAGTTTAAAATATCACGAGCGGAACTATACTCATGATGCTCTTCATCTGTCTGTCCGTCGTCCCATTTTCTTTCCCAGTCATTATCAATATGTATGCCGCTATCGTCGGAATGGAAAGAGTACGTATCCGATTCATTCACCCGATAGGTATCTTCGGAATCAAAGTCCCTATAGGACTTAGAATATGTTTTTTTGCGCTCCGTCAAGGTCATCTCGGTTATTAACCAGATATTCAAGCTTTTCGATTTCATCGTCTTTTAACCGGCTCCCCGACACATCCATGTACTCGCCTAATTTTTCTTTTCTTGCCTTTTTTTCTTTCTTGTCCATGATATTGCCCCCCTTTAGAAAGGTCTCTAAGTTGTTAGCCATTCCTCAGGTTCAATATATCACATAACTAGAGAACTTTCTATCATTGAAATATCCACTATTATCTAGATATATGAGGTTACTACATGGTGCAAGGTAAATCAAAATGCATCGAAGTCCTGTTGTGTTGCCACCTGGCTGTAATCATCCTCGCAAAGGTCATTTCCGGATTCGATGATCATATCGATCACTGTTCCTTCATCCAGTTCATCAAGTTCAGCGAGTGTCAGCCCCATCTGCTTTGCCCGCAGGAGAAAAACTGCCGTGTTTACTTCACGCTCCGTTGGGCGGCTTCTTTTTTTGGTTTGGAACTCGTCTTTCTTGATCCAAGATAAAGTCCGACAAACTCCTTCATGTGAAGGAACAGCTCGGCTCCGTCAAACTGATCCGCCCACGTAAGAAAGGCGTCAACATTCAGCGTGTTCATATCCTTCTTCTCCGCCTGCGCATTCATGATGAAAGCAAGCTTGTCACCGACTGTCATATCCGTCTGATCGTCCTCGCTGTTCTCCATCTTGTTTAAGAGGATCATAAGGTCCTGATGAAATACCTGCTTAAAGCGGTAGGCTGTTGTTCCCGTTGCGAGAAACGGAAAATTCTGCTCCGACCCGTCACTGAGCCGGAGCGAAATCTCCTGATACATGATCGTTCCTCCTTATCACTTGCTGGAACCAGAAGCAGTAGTGCTGCTGGTCGTGCTTGTTGTAGTGGCTGCCTTAACAGCGGCAGGGGTGTAGACCTTTGTGTACCAGTTCTGGTAAGTGGCATCAGCCGTATCCGCACCGGAACGGGCCTTGACGATGTTCTTGCCAAGGGTCGCATCCTTGATGCTGGTTGCATTGATGGTGAGACTCTCGGTCTGAACTTCGATAGAGTCTTCCTTCGTTTTCGATGCCACGGAAGGTCTTGTCGCCGTGCAGTTATACATGACGTGACGGATCTCATTCACATCGCCGTCAAACTCAAAGAGAAGCGCAAAGTGAATGGGCTGGGCATCCGCATCTTCAACCAGAACCCCGTTGCCGTCCTTAATCTCACCGAGCACGTTCTCCCGGAAATCCTCCGGAACCATCGCAGACTCAAAGTCTCCGTTATAGCCGCTGTTTGCATTCGTGACAAAATACTGCACGCCATCCGCCCAGAAGATCGTCTGGTCTCCCTGCGCATCCAGCGAGAGAGATACCGCACCCGGCCATGCAACCGGATCGGCAAAGGTGGCGGTCCCATCCTCCGCAATCGTCGCGATGGCATAATGTACATTTTTCAGGTTGTACTTGACCTTGTTCTTTTTACTTGCCATTTCAGGCCTCCTGTTCAAATGAATACAGGACCTCGTAGAGCTTCTCAGAATCTATCCAGGTCTCTGTCTTTTCAAAGAAGATCCCGCTTTGGATCAGCTGATCTTCCAGTTTCTTTTCTGTTTCCGGATCCTTCTTATCCGTGTAGAGCTCGATGTCGATCTCTGTGATCGGGAAATACACAGTTCCGTCCGCAGCGAAGTTGTCGCTATTCGGACAGCGGAAACAGAGGAAGGGAGGATCCGGCCCTTCCCCTTCCGCAAAGTGATCATAGGCATAAGGGATGCCCTGCTTCTCCAACTCCTCCAGAATCTTTATGATCTTGTCCATTGCTTCCTCCCATCCTCAGCCCTTTAATTCCTTCTCAATCTCATCTGACAGCTTCCCGGTGATCTCTTCTTCGACCGGAGCGATGTGCGGGATGCCCGCAACCCTTCCGCCTCCACGCTTGGCATGGCCTTTCTCCAAGAGGTGTGTCAGTCCATAGATCTTATTGTGAACAACCACTTCTGCGCCAACCGCCGTCTCCTTCTGGACGGTAGATCGCCATCTTTTTGCGTACTTTCCGGTGCGCTTTGGCGATTTCTCCTTCAGCTCTTTCACAGCTTCTTTCCCGGCATCTTTAATCTCCTGCTTTACGATGTCGTTCACATCGTCGGCATAGTCCGAGAGCGTTTGCTCGACAGTCTTTGCAAGGTCACCTACTTTCACCTTCATCGCTTCACCTTCTCACACTTAAACTTCAGGCTCCTTTTCTTAAATCCCATCGGATCAATGGCGGTCACGTTGTAGATATTGTCTCCCAGCCGGATCCGAATCTTTGTGGAGTCGAGTCCTTCGAGACACTTTGCATACCGGACGGTAAAGTCGATCGCATCCGTACTGTTTGTGGTTCCCGCCTCCTGCTTTTCGGCCCCTCCACTCTGTACTGGTGTCGCCCAGCAGGTGTAGAAGTCTGTCCAGGTGTTGGTGTGATTGCCATACTTGTCTTTGATGACCTCATTCTTCTGGATCGTAAGCCTTACATTCATTGCCGCGATATTCATCTCACACCTCCGTCAGAACCTGGCGTCCCGTTCTCCGAAGAGGAGGTTTCGAAGCGTGATGGTCAGGGCGTGATGATCCGCTTCCTCCCGGTGTTCGTTAAGATAGGCAAGGGCATAAAGGACTGCCACAACGACAATCGAACTGCTTTCGTCCTCGAGACTATCCTTTCGGAGCACCGATGCCACAAGGCTCTCGGCTGCGTCCAGTTCCTGCTGGATCACATCGTCCTCATCGTTTGCGTCAACCCGGAGATATTTCTTTGCTTCTTCGAGCGTGATCATCCTGTCCTCCCTTCGAATCACAAAGAAAGCCCAGAGCTTTGACACTCTGAGCTCTCATCGTTACGTTGTTCCTATTGCAGATCAGGCAGATGCTCCAGCCTTCAGGATCTGCACGGCCTCCGGAAGAACCAGAAGACCATCAACACGCTCCTTGGCGACATACCCGATCATGCCATTTCCGGCAAAGAGCTCACGAAGCTCCTGCATGGAACGACTGCCGCGATCACCGATGTTGTAGTAGCTGTAGTCACCAAAGGCCATCACGGGCTTCCCGGCGGCAAGCTCCGGTGCAAAGGCGCTGGTATGAACCGCATAGCCAAGAAGTCTGTCCGGCTCCCCTGCCTGATAGGACGGCTGCCAGATGTAGGCGCCGTTGTTGTCCTTGAGCTTTCGGAGAGCTGCAAGGGTCTGGTCGTTCATGATGAACGATGCCTTCTTCCGGTACGGACGCTTCAGCGCATAGACCAGATCCAGCACATCGTCAGTGCCAAGCTTGGTGCCGGTGAGAGTCTTTGCGACCGTGCCGCCATTGGTCTCATCAAAGAGACCGGTGGGCTTTCCCTTTCCATCGCCGTTTAAGAAAGCATCCTCCTCGGCATTGGCGATGGCGATTCCAAACTGGGTGGTGATGTAGCTTGCAAGGTCAAACATGGAGTCATACAGAAGCTCCTCGGTTACCTTCACTGCCACATGGAGCTTATGCGCATCCATGATCTTCTGTCCGAACTTCGCGTCGGTGAACTGCAGTGCACCGCCCTCTTCAATCCATGCCGCCGTCGGCTTGGCTCCTGCGATGTTAATCTTGTGCTCGCCGGAAGTCGTGATGTGGGTTGCAAGGCCCCGCATGATGTTCTCTTCATTCAGGACATCAATGAGTCGGTTGTCCCACTCCTCCGGAACGAGATATCCACCATCGGCATCCACACCCTCCTGCAGGATGTCGGAAACCTGATGGAAATTCGTGCGCATGGCAGTCAGCATATCCTTGGCATACTGGTCAGAAGCACGTCCCTGCTTCTTCGGCTTCTCACTGCCTGCGGAAGGCATATTAGAAAGCGGAGAAGAAGTCGGCTGACTCAGCTGTGCCTCAATAGCAGCCTGACGATTCAGACGGTCGATCTCCTTGGTGAGATCCGTGATCTCCTTTTCCATGCGGTCATACGTTTCTCCATCTGCGGCAGAAAGAATCCCGTTCTCTCCCCTGTGTGCTTCGAGGAAGGCCTTTGCTGCCTCCCACGCTCTTGCTCTCTTTGCAATCAAATCCTGTACGTTCATTGTGTTCTCCTCCTCACATCATCGTGTGCAGCAGATTCAGGCGATCCATCAGAGCATCCACGCTCCGGCCCCTGTCTGCAGTATCCTTGGCGGTCGGTGTTTCCGATGCCTTGTTTCTAACCTTGTAGTGTTCCTTCACCTTGTTGGTGAATGCAGCCGCCATCTGACGACTGGAATAAAGAAAACCGGTACCAATTTTGTCATGGCTCTCTTCCGTTCCATTTTTGTCAGGGGTCTTTTTAGAAGTCTCTCCATTAGACTCTTCCTTCTTGGATCTATGCTTCTCTTCGGATCCATCCGGATTCTCCTTAGCCGGATTGTCCTCTTCCTGATCCTGTTCTTCCTGTTCCCTGCGATAGAGATCCGGTCGCTCCATCACACGGTCTGCAAAATGAAGCTCCACTGCCTTGTTCGCATCCATCCAGGTCTCATCGTCCATAAGCTTACTGAGCTTGTTCTTGGAGAGCCCGGTCTTCTTGACGTAGGCATTCAGGATCGAATCCTTGACGGAATCGAGCATCGAGATGGCCTGCGCAAGATCATCCTTATCCCCCATTGCCATCGTGGACGGATTGTGGATCATCAGCATGGAGACCGGAGAGACAAGAACCTCATCTCCTGCCATCGCAATGACCGATGCCGCTGATGCTGCAAGGCCGTCGATCTTCACGGTGACCTTCCCGGAATAAGATAAGAGCATGTTGTAGATCTGTGCCGCCGCCCAGACATCACCGCCCGGAGAGTTGATCCAGACCGTGATCGGTCCTTTCCCGGAATCAAGGTCAGACTTAAAAAGAGCTGGCGTGACGTCATCGTCAAACCAACTCTCCGAAGCAATGGTTCCGTTTAAAAACAGCGTGCGTGCGGCAAGATCAGGATCTTCTCCATCCGGTGCCTTGTTCCGCACCCACTTCCAAAACTTGTTCATGTGTTCCTCCTTCCCCTTCTGTGGGGCTTTTTGTTATCTGTATCTTCCTCAGGTTCTTCATCGGGCTCATCCTGCTCCGGAGGATCACTACCTCCAGAACCGCTCTGGTAGGCTGCGCCAGCACTCCGAAGAGGCGTCATGGTTCCGTTTACAAGAAACAGGTTCCCGCCCTCTTCGTCGGGCACGAGGTCCATGTTCTCTAAGCGCCGGACATCGTTCACACACAAAAAGCCGTTACTGATGCCAGTCGCATAGCCCTGCATGCGGCTCTCATAGTTGCCGCGAAGAAGACCATCCACGTTGAAACGCGCATAGTAGATCTTCTTCTCCTCCGGGGTAAGAAGCGACCTTGAGATCGCAGACTCGATTCTGGCAAGCCACGGCTGCAGACTGTAGGTCACAAATTCCAGCGACTGTTCCTCAATGTTAGAAAAAGTCGCATGTTCAAGATCTCCAATCATGTGCGGCGGCACCCGGAAGATCCTGGCAATCTCATCGATCTGGAACTTTCGGGTATCCAGGAACTGTGCCTCCTGCGGATTGATGGAGATCGGCGAATATTTCATCCCCTCTTCCAGAACTGCGACCTTCCCGGCGTTCTGACTCCCGCCAAAGGCTGCCTGCCAGCTATCCCGTACCTTCTCCGGATCCTTCAGGACACCCGGATGCTCAAGAACACCGGATGGCGCGGCTCCGTTCTCGAAGAACTTAGAGCCATATTCCTCACAGGCCATCGAAAGACCGATGCTGTTCTTTGCCATCGCAATCGGACTGTATCCCACAAGGCCGTCAAATCCAAGCCCCGGAATCTGCATCACCTCATGGGGAGACAACTTCACGATCGTCTCCTTCATGGTCGGCGCATCTGATCCCTTGGACCAGAGATACTGATAATAGATGTGTCCGTTCTCGTCGCGGTCCACCGTCATGCGGTTTGGCATCAGAGGATACAGTGCTGTGATCTCACCCTTTCCATTCCGGATGATCTGCACATAGGCATTACCCCACAGGAGAAGGTGTGTGAGGAGCGTCTCCCAGAAGGTGTAGGCCGTCATCTCCTCATTCGGCTCACTGTGAAGAAGAAAGTACAGCGGATGATCTGTTGCTTTTACCTTGCTGCCGTTCTCCTCTTTGTAGAGATGTAAGGGCAGGCTTGCCACGGCCTCTGCAAGCACCCGGACACAGGCATATACCGCAGTCACCTGCATGGAGCTTCGCTCTGTCACGGTCTTGCCGGATGAAGTGTGCCCGTAGTAGGCCCTGTAGACACTGCCGGATGTTGCATCCTTCGGATCCGCTCTTGCCTTCCTTCTGTGAAATAAACCCTTAAATCCCATCGATCCTTCCTCCATCAAAATGTGATCAGCCCTCGGCTGTCGTAAACACTCTCTGCTTGTTCCTGCCGGATACAGCGATCCAGCGCCATGATTGATGCAACGATACCGTCGATCTTTTCCGGTGACTTCGCCTTGGTCGGTTTGATGTTGTCAGCAGCGTCCCGATCAACCACCACGTTCAGTGCCATCCAGCGTAGGACTGGGTTGCCGCCGTGGATGATCTTTCCTTCCATCATCAGCTTGTAGAACTCCTTCGTAGGAGCTGACATATCTTTGAAGCCCTGTCCAAAAGGCACCATCGTCAAGCCGTCATCCTGCAGGTTGATAATGAGCTGGGTCGCATTCCACCTGTCGACCGCGATTTCCTTGATGTTGTAGATCTTGTAGAGATCCAGGATGAACTTCTCGATAAAGTTGTAGTCGATCACATTTCCTTCCGTCGCCTTCATGTATCCCTGCTTTACCCAGACATCGTAGGGAACAGAGGCCCTTCGCACCCGGATTGGAATGGTGTCCTCCGGAACCCAGAAGAATGGCAGGCAGATGTACCTTTCCGTCTCATCCCTCGGCGGGAACATCAGAACCAGTGCGGTGATGTCGCCGGTGCTCGAAAGGTCGAGTCCACCGTAACATCCCCTTCCCCGGAGACTGTCCAGATCAATCGGTGCATTGCCCTGATCAAAGACCTGCTCCGGAATGAAGGCGGTCGTTGAAGATACCCACATGTTGAGTCGGAGCTGCTTAAACACCGCCTCCTCCGCCGGATTTTCCATCGCCTCGTGGTAATGCTCCCGGACACGTTCAATGTCAATCGTCTGTCCGAGACTTGGATTTGCTTTGTACCAGTTCTTCTCATCGTGCCAGTCCTCATCATCTTCCAGTCCGTAGACGACTGGATAAAACGTATGATCCACACGCTGTCCGGAAAGAATGTCTTTTGCCTTCTGGTGCAGCTCGTAGCAGATCGAATTCTTATCGGTTCCGGCGGTAGTAATCAGGAAATATAGCGGCTGCTCTCTCGCATCACCGGAGCCTTGGGTTAGAACGTCATACAGCTTTCGTGTCGGTTGTGCATGAACCTCGTCTAGCACAAGACCAGAAACATTCAGGCCATGTTTGGTTCCCACCTCTGCAGAAAGCACCTGGTAGAATCCGGCGTTACTGTAATTTACAATTCGCTTGCTGGCCGCCATGATCTTGGAGCGCTTGAGCAGCGCCGGTGCCATGTTTACCATCTGGTGGGCGACATCAAAAACGATCGATGCCTGCTGGCGATCCGCGGCAGCGCCATAAACTTCTGCAGAAGGTTCGTTGTCTGCGTAGAGCAGGTACAGGGCAACTGCGGCGGCAAGCTCCGACTTTCCATTCTTCTTGCCAATCTCGATGTAGGCTGTCCGGAACTGCCGGTTCCCATCGGGCTTTATGATCCCGAATAAGTCTCGGACGATCTGCTCCTGCCAAGGGAGGAGCCAGAAGCGTTTTCCGGCCCACTTGCCTTTGGTATGCCGGAGCATCTCGATGAACTTCACCGCCCGATCCGCTTTCGCCGCATCATAGTGAGATGTTGGAAGCATGAACTTTGTCGGCTGGTAATCGGTCAGCTTTGGCATATCATTGGGACGTTTCTCCATTACGGATCACCTCCCAATAGCTCCTCCATCTCATCTCTTGGCGTTGGCTTCCCGGCATCCGCGATCAACCTTGACCTTGATGCCGGAGTCAGACCGAACTCGGTCGCGAACTTTCCCATCTGCTTCATGTAGGTCTGTGCGATGGAGACCTGCGGGACCTGTTGCCAGTAACCAGAAGGCGTCCGGACAAGAGTGCCGTGTTCTGTGATGAACTCCTCGGCTTCCTTCCATCTCGCATAGGACTGGCAGTATGCAGCAAAGGCAGCCATATCGACTTCGGTGAGGACACCGATGGCTTCCATCTTCTTTGCCAGCCTGTGCCATTCCTTTCTGGCATCCTTATCGAGCCACTTCGGACAGGCAGGTGCTTTCCGCTCTGGCTTTGGCTCATTCTCATTCAGTTTTCTTTTCCCGGGATTTCCTTCCAGCTCCTTGATTGCCGTCGGAGTTGGCTTTCTTCCTCTGGTTGCCATAGGGAACACCTCCTTTCTGTCCATCAAAAAAGGACCGCCGAAGCGATCCGTCCCATGTGGTGTGTATTGAGGTATATGTGAACGAGAGAAAGAGCCGTGTGGCTCTCCTCCCGGAAATTGCTTTCTTATTAGTTGAAGTTGTGCAGGATGGCAAGCAGTGCAAGCTGTGCGTTTTCCGTTTCTGGCTCGATGTCCCAGCCCCTATCGTATCTTGCGACCGGGAAGTCTCCGAGGCGAATCTCAAGCTTGCTGATCCTGCCACCTTCAATCCCGTAATCCTCGCTCGGCTCTCCGTAAACCTTCGCGCTGTAGGTGAATGTCTGGTTCTCGATCTTGATGCTTCCTTTGTTCCACATGGTTTTTTCCTCCTTGTTTTGTTCTTGTTTGCCTTTTCCTTTGGCATGTACATATATCACTCTGCAAGGCTTATATAGCAAGGAGATCAGCCGGATATGTGTCACAAAGATCCGCCCCGGAAACTGTGTATTTTGTACGAGGAAGAGGCCCCTTTTGCGGGGCTCCCTCCCTTTCCGTTTTCAGTTCAGTGTCATTCTGAAGGCGTGGCCCTTCTCGTAGCCTTTTCCGAAAAAGTCCTTCCGGAGGTTGACCTCGACCATCTCGCCGATCGTGCAGCCGGCCTCTTTAAAAAGCCAAAGCGTCTCGACCGCGTCCGTTGCCCGGCAGGAGTAGGTGAAGGCCTTGATGCCGTTCTCCTTCATGCAGGTGGTGATGGCTTCCACATCCCGATCCCAGATGATGTCGTCGAAGTCGAGGATCTCGTTCTCGTTGTCTCTGGAATTCCGGTAGGCTCTCCAAACCTTGCAGGCAATGTCGCCCATCTCAATGATCCGATCCTCGGCTGCCTTCGCGGCTTCTCTTGCGGCATCCCTGCCCTCTGCAGTGGTGGCTTCCTTGTAGGCTTTCTTTGCTTCTGCGATGGTGTTGTAGGTTTCTTCAAAAATGTTCGTCATGGCTTTGTCCTCCTTGCTTTTTGCTTGTTTGCCTTTTCCTTTTGGCATGTACATATATCACTCTGCAGGCGATATATAGCAAGGAAATAAGCCTCATAACCTGCACAAAGATGTACCGAAAATCCTGTGCTTATCTGACATCTCCATGGAGAATAAAGCGGACGTATTCGTCCCGGTGCTCCTCAATAAAGAGCACCAGATCGTAGTAGTTCCGGTCGAAGGCGAGGCGCTGCACGTAGGGCAGGTCGAACATGTTCGTAAGGCCGCTGTCTCGAATCGCAATAATCTGTTGCCTGATCTTCTCATCCATATCAGTCCACCACCTTCCGCACGATGTCCTCGTTATGTAGAGCTCTACATAACATCGATTATGCGGTGAAAATCATTATGTAGAGTATGCGGATAAAATAGTGATTTTTACTTGCCTTTTCGTAAAAACATTCTACATAATATTGTGCCTTTTTGCCTGATAGCACATACTCTTTTGTATC